TTTGAAATTGGGGACGAGGTTGTCTACAGTAGACTGTACACTCCAATCAACTCAGTTCCAGGTCATCAGGTTAATAGTCTGTTTATCGGAACTTCCCCGTCGCCAACAGGTACGGCAAATATACCAATTCCTTACAACGGTATTGCTTCTATCATGGCGTCGGACATAGTAATTACGGTGGTGTAAATGATTATACCATTCGAGATTAAAGACTATCTAGCGCAGGCTAGGGATATGGTGACGTTTGCATTTGAAGAGTCCCCTGTTTTCGATAAGTATTTACAGCTTCTAACCCAACCCTCCTTAGAGATTCAAGAAGTCCTAAGACAGCTGATGCAAGAGAGAAGCATTGATACAGCGGTTGGTGCACAGCTTGACATCATAGGTAGAATTGTAGGTCAAGACAGGACACTGATTGACTCAGACTTGATACCATTCTTTGGATATGAGGGTAATCCTGCCTCTAACAGTTATGGAGATTTATCCGTAGGCTCTTCAGGTGGATACTACTGGGATTATAATAAACCATTATCTGGCAATGTAACCCTAAGTGACGAGCAATACAGGCTATTCATCAAGGCAAAGATTCTAAAGAATATCACTAGGTCCACACCAGATGAAGTGATTGAATTCATTAAGTTTGTTTTTGGTGCTGAGGTGGTTAACATCTCTTACAGTCAAAATGCTTATGCTGTTATTTTGGTCAGCAATGACTTAAACCAGTTTGAAAAAACTCTTCTTCAGTACGTTACTACCAAAGGTTTTAGATCCTACTTCATCCCTAAGACAATTGGGGTTAGGTACGAATTTGGTGAGTTCAATGTTGACAATCACTTTTCATATGCAGGAGTTCCATCTGGAAATGGCTACGGCTCGGTTGGCAACCCCTCTGTTGGCGGTTTTTACGCAACATTATTTTAAACGAGTAAAGGAAATACAATGGCAGAAATTCTTAAGCCTGACATGACAAATCTGTGGGCGTCTGGTGGTGCTTCAATAGCCCCTTCAGAATCTAAGATTCAAATTGGGTGGACACCAGAAATTCCCCCACATCAATGGCAAAATTGGTGGCAATTTAGGGTCGATAGTGGAATTGGGTACATGTTTCAACATGGTATCCCAGAGTGGGATGCAGCTACGGAATACTTCTCTGGTAAGAGTTTTGTACAACACAATGGTGAGATTTATAAATGCATATTAGGAAACATAAATCAGCAACCAGATACCAATCCCACTTACTGGGAAATTCTTTTGGGGGACGCAAGTACCTCTGCGAAAGGGTTGATCAAACTTGCTACAACTTCACAAGCTCAGAGTCTAACTGACGACGCCACTGCCATCACCCCGAAGAAGTTGTCGGATGCGTTCAAGGGGTCCAACCAATTGCTTGGGGCAAGCGGCTACCAAAAACTCCCCGGTGGGTTGATCCTCCAATGGGGTCAGGGGATTTCTGCCACATCGGGGTACAGCACACACACTTTCCCTATTGCATTCCCGAATGCACCTCGGGTATTGGTGGCTTCTGCCTCAGGGCTGTCATTTGTAACGACAAACGGATTTGTGGGGAAAACGGGCTGTTCTCTGGGAACGTCCCCATCGGGGGGCGTCACGCTAAATTATCTTGTTATTGGAGATTGAGACTAAATCATGAAAATTTATTTTTCTGCAAGCGAAAACGGATTCTACACCGAAGAAATCCACGGAAATATTATCCCAGAGGATGCTGTAGAGATATCAGAATCTAACTATGCAAGTCTGATGCAAGGACAAGAATCAGGTGGTATCATAACGTCTGACGATAGTGGAAGTCCAATTCTGGCTGACCCCCCACCACTAACTGCGGAACAGATACAAGAGTACAAGGTTTCACTGGTTCAGTCACACATGGACAACGCTGCTCGTTGTCTGCGTTATGACAGTATAGCAAATGCTATCACTTACGCAGAAGAACCATCAGTGCCAAAATTTCAAAAAGAAGGTCAGGCATTTCGTGCTTGGAGGAGTTTAGTGTGGGAGAAGTGCTATGAAATTTTGGGGGAAGTCGAATCCGGGCAGCGTGCTGTCCCAACGGACGATGAACTCTTGGCAGAGCTTCCAAAACTAATACTTCCAGGATAAATATAGAAGCCTACAGGCTTCTTTCTAATGGAGATACCCATGGATAAATCAACTTTAGCCAAATGGCTTGCTGCGGGCACCATAAGTATTGGTGGAGCTCTCTCCGTGGGGAGTCTTATTGAACCTCACGAAGGGTCTGTTAAAAACAAACAAGGAATGCACATAGCATATTTAGATGCTGTAGGCATTCCTACAGTTTGCTATGGTCAGACTGGAAAAGACTTATATGAAAGAACTATCAGAATAGGGATGCCACCTTTCTCAGAGCAAGAATGCACAGAGATGCTTCTGAAGACTGTAGTTAAGCTTGAGAGAGAAATCGACAGGCTGGTGAAGATAGACTACAAAAGTGACTACCAGAAAGCAGCTTTGATTTCTTTTGTCTATAACGTTGGGGTTGGCAATTTCTCTTCATCTACCCTCCTTAAAGATCTTAACAGGGGGGAGCATGATCTTGCATGTGATCGACTTTCTGATTGGGTTTATGCCAAAAAGAAGAAGCTTGGGGGCCTTGTGAAGAGAAGGGAGGAGGAAAGACAAATGTGTCTAGGCAATGTTCCCCAAGATGTGAGGATGACATATACAGAGATTGTTAACTTGGTTAAAGAAACTGCGGAGAAGAAATGACTGTAGCCGTGAGAAATATTCTTCTATCACTGATAGTGTCTCTGAGTTTACTTAGCCTAGTTCTGTATGTTGCCAATCTAAGGCAAGACAGGGACATAGTTAGTTTTAAGAGCAGAGTGTCAGAACTTTCCCAAGAAAACTCCATCCTCAACAGCAGGGTAGCCACATTAAAAATGATGTGGTTTGCTACTAATGTAGCCTCTAAAGAACAGCAAGAGGGTTTGAGTAAGAAAGAGCAGACTGAAAGAGAAACTATGGCGGAGTTGGAAAACCTGCCAAAAAACTTAGGAGCTAGTGATGCTAAAGATGATCAGTCTGATGTTCTTCCTGCTGATGTTGTCAGGGTGCTACAGCGGCACTGTGATCAGATACGTGGAAAAACCTGTGACAATCCCTGAACATCTCATGAGGGATCCTTGTGAAGTGGTGGGTCCAGGCAAGACAGTTACATCATTGAAAAGGGGGTATGTCAAAAATACTTCTTGTGCAGGTAAATACGCAGAGGTTTTAAATGGGATTCGTACTTACAATAGGAAAGTATCTGACGAAAATACTGAGTTGGTTGAAGGTGAAGATAATGCAAGATGAAGTTAGGCCTAAGGATAGTAAGTGGGATAGGATCCTCCTAAACCTGCTGGGGTATGCTCTTGCTTTCTTGGTTATGTTTGGTTATTTTGGGTGGAAAGACATCAAAGATAGGCAGCAAGCTCAAGAAGAGAAGATATCCTACCTGTACCAAGACAAAGTATCTCGTGCAGAGTTCAGGGAAGAAATCAATAATATGAGATTTCAGATTGAAGGCACAAAGACTGACCTAATCGCAAGGACAGAGTCTTCTAGGTCCGACATCATAAATAGACAAGATACTATGAAGTCTGACATTCTTGCTAGGATTGACCTTCTGATACCACACTTGACATCAAAAGGTAAATAAATGACTTTTGGAAGAGGAGCCTTGATCGTTGCCGTCATAATTGGATTCCTCTTCCTAGGTATATTTTTATTCCGGGCCTCCGACTACCAAAGTGATATTCTTAGATTAAATAGGGAGTATCTGGTAATAGAGGAGCGGATGAGTACGAAGGCTGGAAACTGGATAAACTACCTTGAGTCCAGAGTGAACCGTGTGGCACAATCACAGGATGAATACCAAGCCTCTACATCAAGTAGAATAGACTTCCTTGAAGAAAGAATAAAGAGGCTAGAAGCTACAGTACAAAAACAAGAGGAGCAAATAAGCTCCCTAAATAAGAGGGTTAACCAAAGCCCCAAATAATAAGCCCCGGCCTAGAGATAGGTGCGGGGCTTTTCTTTACTTGTAGGAAATCATCTGGTATCCCCAGAAGGTGTCCAGTTCAGTCCAAAATAGATCCAGACTTCCCTGATTTTTCACATTGAAGTAGTTGTAAATGGGGATATCTGGATGATCAATCCAGTTCCTACTGTCTCCGGTGAAGTCTCTGCCTGGACGGTGAATACGTAGAATATAGATGTTCTCAGAACCAAATGTACTGATCAGAGGACCAAGCTCTTCGTTGAACCCACCATCGCTGCAAGCTGCAACAATTGATCCCTGGTCAGCTAAGGCCTTCAGCTTGACAGCTTCCGCTCGTCCAAAGTAATCTTTGCCGAAATTGGGCTTAACGATCATCTCTGAGACTCGAATTAGGGCTTGTCTGCAAGATACACCACCTAGCTCAGCCCTGGGTAGCTCCTTGCCTTCGCGAGTGTACCAAGAGTTCCATAGAGCCTCTGAAATGCAATACAGCTTCAGGGTGAGGGCTATTAGCTCAGTCTTGAAGCTGAAAGAGTGGGTGCCATACTTGCGCTTGAAGTAGGCGATTGCCTCGTCCTTGCCTGCGTCTGCTGGTGCATTGGCAATGATGATTTTAGTCATTGTTTCTCCTTATAAAAGATGAACTCCCATTGTACCACAGAAACATGCAACGTCAATGAGACTTGACAACCAGAAAAATCTGGGCTAAGATGGAGGCCTCAGTCAAACAAAGGAGAAAGATATGGAAGCAACTGAAGTTATGACGCATCTGTATGGAAAGACTTATGCAGAAGTAGTTGAATCCTTGAGTGTTCAAGACGATCAGGGGGATTGTTGCGGTTGGGCAGACTGTGAAATAACAGATGAGATTTATCATCTAGATGGGTCTGATGAAGCTGTGTTGGTTAAAGTCATTCAGTATGACTATTCCAGTGATTGTAGTGATAGATGTGTGGTAAACTTCATCTTTGATCTAGGTGATAGCAAAGGCTTGATCTTAGGGTATGACCTGAGTGCGGGGTCAGGGTCTGGTTGGAGCTATGGAGCCTTTGTATCATTGAGTTACAATAAAGAGATAGTTGCTTCTGTCAGCTATTAATAAGGAGGTTAAATGACTAACCAGAACAGAACCGAACAGGCGGGCGAGCCTGTAGCCGAAATCTGTATCGGCGTAAGCACTACCGGGCAAGAAGCAACCATCTGCATTATGCAGCCGCATAATGACGGCACCACCACGGTGATCTATTCCCAAACGCACCCGCTCGGCGACAGCATGGGCCGCGCCTCGCTGGCAAGCGCACCTGTAGCCGGGAAAACCAGGGAGGCCGTGGATTACGTTCGCGGCGGCGCGCTGAACTTTGACGCACACCCAGATGGCGCCCCTGTAGCCGATGAGCTGGCGGCCGTAGACCCGTGCGGGTATGTCGCCGTCAAGGTGTCGGCGGTCGATTGGCTCAAGGATAAATTCCCGGCGCTGACGATCAAGGCCGGACTCTGCGAGCGCATCGGCGGACGGCTCTATACCATCACTCGCCTGATGCGCGACCATGACGCCGCCCTGGCAAGCGCCCCTGTAGCGGGGGAGGCGGTGGCCGCCATGCTCCGCAATCGCCGGCATCTCGGGAGTGGCGACAACGGAAAGCAGTTTTACTCCGATTTTTCCGAATGGTTCCCCGCCACGGTTGGCCATGCCAGGGCTGTTACGTCGCCCAACCGTAACGAGCTGGGAACTTGGGAGGTTCGTTGGCTGGTGGACGCCGCACCCCAGGCCAGCGAGGTAGACGTCATCGAAGAAATCGCCAAGCAATGGGACGGTTGCATCTACGACGCCGGGCCGGGAGGCGATATAGATATTGGTCAGGCTATTCGTGGTGCAGCGAATAAGAGGAGTTAGGAATGAGTTACAAAATGTTTCTTGATGACGAACGTTACCCTACAACACCAGATTGGCTAGTAGCACGAAGCAGTTTCGATGCTGTTCATTTTGTAAGTAACTTCGGAATGCCGAAGGAGATTGCCTTTGACCATGACTTGGGTGGGGCTGACACCTCCATGGTATTTCTCAGGTGGCTAGAAGAGGAGTTGATACAAGGTAGGGTTGAATTTCCTGAAAATTTCAGCTACACTGTGCACAGTCAGAACCCGGTCGGGGCTACAAACATCATGTGTCATATGGAGTCTCTACTAAAATATTTCTAGGAGGAACGTTGTAATGAATGTAAAATTCATTCTGGCTTTGGCGCAGAAGATCCGGGAGGTTGATGGGGACAATAGCCTTGGGGCGAGCGCCTTAGCTGAGGAGCTAACCCCTTTCCTCGAAGAAATCCTTATGAAGGAATTTCTTGACCCATACATCGAGGCTTTGGCGGATTGTCGTGACTCATTTCCAGAGCCACAGGTTTCAAGCAGTCTGGAGCATTTTTGGGCTGAAGCTATGTCAGACCCACTAGCGGTTCCTGCTTACATAGAGGCTTGGTTGATGGAGTTACAAACATAAGTTGTAAGGAGAGGTATGTCGTATATTGTAGAGCGTATGGGCCTAAGTATTGACTTAGCCCTAGAGGGTAAGGTTGCATGCCCTCGTTGTGTCAGTAAGGGGAAGGATAGGAGTGGAGATAACTTACAGGTGTACGGGCTAGATAATGATGGGCGTCCTAGAGGCGCTCATTGTTTTTCTTGTGAGTACACAATTGCTTCCGAAGAGTGGAAGGAAGAGAACGGGTATGTTGAAGAAAAGGAGTATGTGACAGTGGGTAAAGAATTCAATGACGAGGTGAGGAAGATCATTTTCAAAAGTACGGGAAATGATCCGAAGGGTTATCGTGGTATTAGGAAGGATGTCTCAGAGTTTTACGGAGTTCGCTACCGGTATAGCGAAGAGACGGGCGAGGTAGTGGAGACACTGTACCCCACTACAATGGAGTACAAGCCAGCAGGGTATAAGGTACGAAAGCATCCAAAGGATTTTTCTGGCCCCTGGGGTGACACAGGGAAAGACTGTGAGCTATTTGGTCAGGTAAGGTTTCAGACGCAGACAGGCTTTTGTCTCATTGTTGGAGGGGAGCACGATGTTTTAGCAGCCTATCAGATCCTAAAGGATAATCAGAAGACATCGAAGTTTGATCCTCCAGCTGTAGTATCTGCCACTATTGGCGAGTCAGGTGCTGTTAAGCAGATTCAGGCAAACTATCAATGGTTTAATCAGTTTAAGCAAGTGATCATTTGCATGGACAATGACACAGTAGGCAAGGCTTCAGCTGAGAAGATTGCCAGGGTACTGCCACGGGGAAAGGTCAAGATCATGAAGATGCGATATAAGGATCCTAACAAGTACCTTGAACTTAAGAAGGATTCTGAGTTTGTTTCAGACTTTTTCGGGGCTGGCACATGGACCCCCGCCGGTGTTCACGGCTCGGGCAGTTTGTATGAAGCAGCACTGAACTATGCAGAGTTGAAGCAGCTGTCTTTACCACCATTCCTGCCAAAAGCTAGGGAGATGTTTGGTGGAGAGGGGTTGGTTAAGGGAGAAATCTCTGTAATTTTTGCAAAGACCTCTGTAGGTAAGAGTAGCTTCGTAGATG